TATTCATCAGCAGCTGATGCATCTTGGATAAGCATATCTAATAATTCAAGATCAATTTCTAATGAAATGTACTCACTCATAATAGATGTTAATTCTGCTTCAGCATCTAGTGCTTGATATGCATTTAAATCTTGAGCGAATTCTGGTGTCCATTGTGCTTTTAACTTTCTAGTTTTAGCAACAATTGCTTCTGATTTCATTTTTACATCGATAGATGGAATCGCTAATTGATCTGTTGGGTTAGCAGTAGATTCAGCATTTGGTCTACCTGCTAAATTAGCATCCTCGAAATCACCTCTTTGGTTATCCGTTGGTTGTTGGTTATAAAATAACACGTTTGCACCTGCTTTAGGAATACCATTACCTGCAGCTATAGCTCCAGAATAAATAAACACCATATCATTATTACTATCAACACGTGTGTATTGTGGTAACAATGCATCAACAGATGGTTGGAAGAAATAATTAGCATTAGATGAAGAAGCTACAAACATAGCTCTTGCACCTTTATAATCTACTCTTAAAGCTGAAGTTTCTGAAGCTGCTATTTTAACTGTTGTTAAAGTTCCAGCAGAAACAGAAGCAGATAATTCTGCATCATAATCAACATCTGACCATGTAGTTGTTGGGTTAGTTACAGTAACTGAAGCTGAGAATTGGTTAATTGAATAAGCAAATCTTCCAGCACCGTAAAGACCCTTTGAAGGATCTGCATTAGCACCTGGGTTAGTATCACCATAAAGTGATGAAGAACCTTGATAAACATCTCCAGCAGGACCAAAATTCATTTCTTTATCTTGTCCATATTGAAAATCTAGGAAAAATACTAGACCTGAAGGAAGATTCATTGGTTGAACGCTTAAGAATTCTTTAGCAGCAATTTGTCCGAACACTTTTCTTACTAATGGAAGAGCAACACCAGCCCACTGAGCACCTTGCCCTGCAGTAAATGTAGCACCACCTTGGTTAGTAGATGATTGTTCAACAACTAATTGTTTTGCTTGATTCTCAAGGATCATACTCATGTTGTTCTTATGAACTTCATTGTTGAATCCTTCTAAAAGTCCTGTTTTTTCCCACTTGCCTGCTAATTTAGCAGCGTCACTCTGTACTGATTTCCAACCAGCAGCAGAGCTTTCTAAAAGTGAATTTAATTGACTCATTTTTTTGTTTTTTTTATTTTTTAATTTATTTTAAACCTGCCAATTTTTGGAACCTTGCCACCATTGGGTCAGTTTCAATAATTGGTTTTTTAGCGTTAACATTTCCAGTAACTTTTGATGCTGTACCTAAAGATTCTTTAATTGGTGATTTTTTAGTCTTTAAACCTTCGTTTAAAGTTTCATATACCAATTTTGATTCTTTAACAGTACCTGCTTTATCAAAAGCACCTAATACTTTAACTTTTTGACTTTCTGTCAGAGTTTTTGCTTTAAAGATTTTATTTGTATAAAGTAATTTTGCATTAAGCAAGTTAACTTCATTTAAATCAGATCTTAAAGATTCAATAGTATCGTAAGCTTCTTTTAACTCTTCGTCTTTTTTAGCTTCTTTTACTTCTTCTTCTTTTTTAGCTTCTTCTAAACTATCTTCAGCTTTTGCTTCGTCTAATTCAGTTTCTTTGACTTCTTTGTCTTTCATTTCTTCGGAAACTTCAACGTCTACTTCTGTGTCGTCTACTATTTCCATTTCGTCTTCGTCTTCCTCTTCGAAATTTTCGCCTGCTTCCAAATCGCCTGAAGCAACCATATCTGCAATTACATCTTCAATGAATTTTTTAAGGTCGTCATCTGACATGTCTTCAAGGTCGATTTCTTCTTCGTCCTTGTCTTCGTCAGCATCTTTTTCTCCGTCGAGATAGCCTTCTTCTTCGGCATCTGTTCTCTCGTCTTCGTCTATAGATTCTTCTTTAACTTCCTCTTTTTTTTCATCTAATTCGATTTCTGCTAAGATTTCGTCTAGATTGATTTCTTCGTCTATGTTTTCAGATTCTCTCATGTCCTCTGTTTCTTTTTCGATTTTATCATCTTTACGATTATCACCTTCTGCTTTTTCTTTTTTAGACATTTCTTTCATGTCTTCTTTCTCTTCTTCTAAATCCATTTCTTCTAACTTTGTAGCTAGCATTTCTTTAAGTCGAGGAGTAAAAGCTTCTTCAAGTGCTGCCTTAGCATTTGCGATAGCGGTTTCTTTTACGGTTTTGGCGTCAGCGATAGCTTCTTTGAGAATGTCTCTTTTTGCCATTATCCTAAAATTTAATTGTTTGGGAAATACGTTTATTATGAAACGTAATAGATTTTATATTATGTCAATGCTATATGGGATAGCATATTTTACGGTTATACGTATATGAGTATTCTTAAAGGTCGCAGTTTTAAGATTATTTTATTTTAAAGGCTTAAACCAATCAAAAAACTCACCATCATCAAAATCATCAGGATAAGTAGTTTGAATTCCATCACTATCTTTTAAAGTAATTGATTCTACATCTATAGTCCACTCAGGGACAAACACATCTACTACAGTAAAAACTTTATTTTCATCATCTCTTTCTAAGAATTTATCTCCAATTTCAATATCTTCAAAGTTAGGTTTGTTTTCTTCTAATAGCCTGTTTTCAGCTAAATATTTTCTTAAATCGAAATCTTTCATTTTAATTATTATTTTATCAGCTAAGCTATCATTTATTACTCAATAACTATATTTTAGGGGCTCTATGGACGTGTAAAGTGTATTTAACACTGTAGCTTCTGTTTTTATTTTTAGACTCTAAGTCGGTTTTGAGATTTTCTACCTGATCTTTAGTTCCTACCCCGAGAATTGAAAGTTTGTTTCCATCCTTTTTTACTAGAGCATATTGATTACCCTTAAGGTTTTTAATTTCCTCATTTAATTTACCTTCAGCTAAGTATTTTTTTAAATCGAAATCTTTCATTTTTTTAAAATATTGGGCAATTACCGTTTGCACATAGTATTTCTGTTACTATGCTATTTGCTTTTGCGTATACGTTTATATTATTTTCTTTACCTTCTCTAATGGTTTGCATATATGAACCTGGATTAGATGGTGTTGAAACAAAATCCCAACATAGTAATTCAAAGTCATCTTGTACTTCCATTAGCTCACCATTTTGTTCTAGTGAACCCATTCCTCTGGATGATACACCTACTGTAATACCACTGTCTATTAGTGCTTTTAATATGTTTCCTGATGGTGTAGGTAGTATTTCAATTTTACCCATTACATTATCTCCATCCCAATACATATCTTTTATATTATGTGAAACGTTTTTTAGGTTAATAACTTGAGATTCAGGGTGATCTAATTCTCCTGTTGCTCTGTTTTCTTTAACTAATTGCATGTACTTATCTATTTCTCTATTCCATAAATCCCTAGAGTAGTATCTACCATTGCCGTTTTTTACTTCAGCTGTGGCTAATATACCTTCTACTAAAGGATTACCCCTATCGGATTTACCTTCTGATAACATACCCGGAGCAGGTTTAAATAGCTGTGTTTCTATAAGTACTTGTTTCATATTATTCTCCCATTTTAAGGCCTAAATGTTGCACTACAAATTCCGCAATCTCATCTATATCCATACCTGCATCATAAGCTTGTTCAGCTGCATCTGCTAATTCTTCCATGTAGGTCATTTTATAACCTCCTACATCTTGCATATCTTCTTCCATCGTGTCCTTTTGTAGAGCTGCTGTTTTTTCTAATTCTTTATTTAGTTCTTTTTGATTCTCTACTTCTTGGTCTGTTGCCTCATTAGTATCTTCTTCATGTAAACCATAAAAATCCATATAGTTTTGAGATGTAAATCCTCCACCTGTTACTAAACCACCTGCAATTGCAACTTCATTTAAATTACCATATCCACTTGATTTATGTGGGCCTTTTGGTTCTACGGGTTCACCTAAAGCAACATTATCATCTGTGTATCCTACGTCTACTCCAAATTGTCCGTTTTTAGTATAATATATTGAATCTTTATCTAAATTTTTATAAACAATATCTTTAATTTCTTCTAAAGTTTTATCAGCGTTTTTTTCTTGTTTTGCTTCATAATATACACCCATTTGGATTTGACCATATATCATAGTATCAGGATTACTTTTACCTGCTTCTTTACTGTAGTTGTAGTTTTTAGATAAATCTTCTTCTACTTCTTTAGTTACTTTTTTCTCTTCGGCTTTTGCTTCAGCTTCAGCTAAAAAGTTTTCAAATGCAGTTTCGTAAGATTCCTTATTTCTTTCTAGTGGGTTACCTACCATTGGAGTACCTACAAAATTTTCTGATATGATATTCTTTTGTTTAAGGATAGTTGTAGCTTCTTTAAACGTAGAATTATTTTTTAATAAATTAGGAAATTGCTTTTTTGCTTCCTTAAGAAAAACACCTTTGTGTCCTTTGTCTTCTTTTATTAATCTGTATTGTTCGGTTAATGTTTTCATTCTGGGTTATTTAATAATTTTGC